AAATGGAAGCGTGAGGTTATTGATGCCTTGCGCCATATGGCTGTCAATCCCAAGTTACCCATTGAAGAGATTCGCAAGGTGAAGGATTTGCAGATTAAGGGCTTTGGTTTTCAACAAGTCCTTGTTACGCAGGAGTCCAAGAGGGATGTATCCTTTTGGATGGAGAAGCTAGGTTTGGCTTTGGCACCACATGAGGGTGCCATTGCAAGTGAGAACACTATGCGTCCGATGCCATATTGCATAATGATTGGAGGCGATTCCGGTGTAGGTAAAACTACATTGGTTCGCATGATTGGAAGCACGATTCTAATGCTTGCTGGTGAGTGTACCCCAGAGAATGCTCTGGAGAATCTTTGGCAAAAAGGAACTTCAGAGTATTGGAATGGGTACATTGGCCAGAAGTGCTTGGTTATGGATGACTGTTTTCAGGTTAAACCTAAGCCTGGTGACAGTGATTCAGAGGCTATGCAGACCATTCGAGCAATTGGCAATTGGTCATATCCTTTGAATTTTGCAGACCTTATGAGCAAGGGTAAGATGAATTTTGATTCACCTCTTGTTGTTGGTACTACCAATTGTAGGAATGTGATTGCAGAGTGGCAACCCTTCATTACGGAACCCAAGGCTTTAGTGAGACGTTTTCAGAGATCCGTCTGGGTTGAGTTAAACCCAGATTATCGTACAGAGCAAGGTTTCTTTGATTTTGCTAAGGTGAATAGCGCTTTTAGAGACGCTATTCATGCCCTGTCTATAAGGAGTAGGGCTGCCAAGGCAGAAGGCAAGAAGTTATTGCGAGATGATGTCATTGATGCTTTGCCTTGGGACATTTGGGTCCTAAGGCATCATGGCTTTGATCGAGACAATATCGCTGGTGCCGAGATCCCCGGTGGATTGAAGTCCATTGTGTTGGATGCAGCATCAGAGATTAAGTCAAGGAAGACAGGTAACCGTGAAGAGATTGATGATTTGCGCGAGCTTTTGAACGTCATTGGTGAGGCTGTAGATGAGCCAGAAACTGGCCACACAGAGCTTCCTGATGATATTGAACCTGAACCAACTTCAGGACATATGGAGATATTTCCCGATGATTTTGAGATTGAGATGCAGGTTGGATTGCGTGGCCGCGCAATGAGCTCGTACCCTTTAGGGGGAGCTTCTGATGTGATAGATTCTGATTCTGAGAGTGATGCCGAATCTTTAGTAGAGGAGGCACAGCATGAGTCCATTTTGGATCGCATATGTGACGCCATAGACAATTGGTGTATTTGGATGCGTAACCAGAATGGATTTGCTGGATTCATGGTTCAGTTTGCTGCTGGATTTTCGATGGTGTTTATAGTGAAGGCAATCTTTAAGGTTGTCTCTTCACTTGTTTCAGGGATGGTTAATGCTGTGTCAACAGTAGTGACCACAGTGCTTGAGTTTCTTGGTGTTAAGCCTAAGCAGGCCAAGATTGAGATGCAATCCAACATCAAGGAACAACCAGTGAAGCAGAAGACTCAGTTTATCGATATGCCCACGTTTAATTACACGGGCAAGTTGGATATGCAGGTGGGCGTGCCCCCAGATGAGGCCGTTCACGATCACGTGTACCAGGGCACTGTTAAGTGCTATACCAAGGATTGCCCTGTAGGACAGTTCATTGGCCTGGGTTCAGATGTGTATATGTATCCCAAGCATTTCAGGCAGGCGTTGAAGACTTTGGATAAGGACGAAGTCCTTTACTTTAAGTCAGCGCGGCATGGATTGCTTGCGAAGATATCCGTTGAATGTTTCCTTTCGCGTCCACATGTTGAAATGGACGGCTATGATATTGCTGCAGTTTCGTTTGGCGGCGTCTTTTTGAAAGCCACTCGGAACATTGTGAAGTACTTCTTGACCCAACATGAGATCAAGAGTATTTTACGTGGAGCAAATACAGCCGTTCGCCTTGATGTGGCGTCATTGTCACGCGACAATGAGTTGAAGCGTGTTATTCACATGTCACCGACATGTGCATATCAGGCTACAGGATGTGATGAGAGAGCAGGAACCCAGATCAAGGGATTGGTCAGGTACACAGCACCAACAGTAGTTGGTGATTGTGGAGCCCCATTGACATTGGCTGAGAGCAGGCATTTCGGTGGTCGTTGTATCATCGGAATGCACAGCGCTGGTAGAGATAACATTCACGGACGTGAAGGTTTCTCTACCATCGTGTCCCAGGAAGTTGCCAGGGAGTTGTATACACAGCTCAACACTTTCTGTGACGTAGGAGCGACAGTTCTTGATGAAGAGTATCCCTTGCCCACTGGTCAAAAGCTTGTCGAGTTACAGACAGCTTTGGATCAGCGTGGCATCACTCAGGGTTCGTTTGAGTTGGTGGGTGTTTTACCAAAACCGGTGAACATGCCAACTAAGACGAGCCTTAAGCCATCTCAGATGCAAAAGGACCAAGTGTTTGGCCCAGCTCCATCTGCTCCTGCGGTTTTGCGACCAAAGGAAGTGGATGGTGTTTGGGTTGAACCCATGGCCAAGGGATTGGCTGCATACCAGACTGATTTGGTGTGCAAGTCACCTGAGGACATGGAACCCATAGTCAATTTGGCTATGCAGAAGCATTGGGAGGCAACTGAGAATCATCC